ACTGGTGAAATTAAATATGGCTTTGCTAGTCAAAGATTTAGCGGTGGGGCTAATACTCAAATGCTATGGGCTGGCTTCGAATTCGGTTCTAATAAATTTAAGCAATTTCCTGCCTACTCTGGCAGACAAGGACGCGGCTCTCGCGGATGGTTTATTTATCCAACCTTACGCCAAGAGCAGCGCAATCTTGTGGCACAATGGACAGCGGCATTTAATAAAATACTAGATAAGTGGGGCGTCAATGGCATCTGATTCCAGAGCCTTAACGCTCAAGCTGCTAGCAGATACAGCAGACTTTCAAAAGAAGTTAGCAAATGGGTCAAAAGACATTGATTCAATTGGCGATAGAGCTAAAGAATTTGGCGTAAAGGCTGCTGCTGCCTTTGCAGTTGCTGGAGCAGCCATTGGTGCATTTGCAGTCAGTGCAGTCAAAGCAGCTGCTGAAGATGAAACCGCGCAAAAACGCTTAGCGGAAACCATTACAGCAACTACAGGGGCAACCGCTAAACAGATTGAAGGCGTTGAGGAATACATAAAGCAGACTTCAATTGCTATCGGCGTTGCTGATGATGGCTTGCGTCCAGCCTTTACCCGTTTAGTTAGATCTACTCAAGATGTCGAAGAAGCCCAGAAGCTGCTAAATTTAGCACTAGATTTAAGTGCTGCAACAGGCAAGCCGTTAGAAACTATTACTAATGCCCTAGGTAGAGCTTATGATGGAAATACTACGGCTCTCGGCAAGTTGGGTCTAGGAATAGATAAATCTGATTTGGCTTCACAAACCTTTGATGAAACTTTCCAACAACTTACTGCCACCTTTGGTCAATTTGCTGAGAATGAAGCAGAGACAACAACTAAGCAAATGGAGCGCGTTAAGATTGCCCTTGATGAAGCTAAGGAATCTATCGGCGCTGCTTTACTACCAATCGTTCAAGAATTGACCGCTTGGATATTAGAGAATTTTATTCCAGCACTCGAGGCATTTATATCAGGTTTAACTGGACAGGGTGGGCTTGACGAATCGCTTACTGATACTCAAGAGACAGCCGTTAAATGGGGCAAAAAAGTTAGAGGCTTTATTGACACTGTCATTAATCTTAAGGATGAATTATTTTTACTTGCTGGCATATTAGCAACAGTTTTTACAGTATCGAAAATAGCAGCTGGGATTCAAGCAACTATCGTTCTTATTGGACTCTTAGTCACTGCTTATAATGGACTACGAAATAGCGCGGTGGCTGCTGCCATTGCTTCAAGATTTGCTTTGAATCCGTTAGCTGGTTTAGCAACTGGTGCAGCTGTAGTTGGGGCAATCATTGCTGCTACCAAGTTATTTGATAATCAAGCAAATGCAGCCGCGGGCACTGGTAGCAACACAGTTGCTGCATCTAGCCTTCCATCAGGCTTTACCTCTGGAACGCCTGTTATTAGCGGAGGCGGAGGCGGCGGAGGCGGAGGCAGCGGTATTGGTATCGGAGGCACTAAAATAATTGCTCCAATTGTCCAAGGCACAATGCCTACTTTCCAATCTGGATTAAGAGCAACTGGGAATGCGATTCCATCTAACTTTGATGTTGCAGCTGCGAGACGCGGTGATGAGCAAGGCAATGTCATTATCAATGTTAATTCTCCTTCGATAATTGATGAAGAAGGATTTAGCAGAGCAGTTCAACTTGCCTTAAATAACAGCAGCCGCAGACTTGGCGGCGGCGGTGATCAACTAATCTTATGACCGCTTGGAGTCCAGTCTATCGAGTTAAAGTCAATGGCTCTACAGTCACCAGCGCCACACTTAGCGGACTTACTATCACCTCAGGTCGCGATGATATTTATCAGCAACCTTTGGCTGGCTATTGCAGCCTAACCTTAATCGAAACTGCTGAAGCATCAGTTCCTTTTGACATTAACGATGCAGTCACTGTCGAAGTCCAAGATTCTAGTGCTTCTTATGTTAATTTATTTGGCGGCTTTATAACGGATTTGGGCATCACAGTTCAAAATTCTGGCTCAACTGCTATTAGTCAAAGAATACAGATAACGGCAGTAGGAGCTTTAGCCCGACTTAGTCGCGCCGTTTATGTAGGAAACTTTCCTCATCAACTTGATGGAGATAGAATTCAGGAATTGCTTTCAACAGTATTATTTGACCAATGGAATGAGTTACCAGCTGCCGAGACTTGGAACGGGTATGACCCGCTAGTCCAATGGCAGGATGCAGAAAATAGCGGCCTTGGTGAAATTGATACACCTGGGGATTATGAGCTGCACTCTGAAAGCAATCTAAACGACACAGTTTATAACTTAGCTGCTCGCTTTGCTAATAGCGGACTTGGATATTTATATGAAGATTCTCAAGGCCGTATTGGATACGCAGACGCCACCCATAGAACTCAATATCTAGCAACTAATGGCTATGTTGATTTAGACGGCAACGATGCAATTGGCCCAGCGCTATCAATTGTCAAGCGAGCTGGAGATGTTAGAAATTCAATAACCTTGAGTTACGGCTCATCAGGTAATCAAAGCGTCACAGATAGCGACCTCGACTCAATTAGCCTATATGGGCAATTGGCAACGACTATAAATACTACTCTCAGAAATCAAAATGACGCTGAAGATCAAGCTGAGTTTTATCTAGAAATTCGAGCCTATCCTCAATTTGCCCTAAGACAGATAACCTTCCCAATATCTAGCCCAGAGATTCCAGATGCCGAGCGAGATGACCTGCTGAATGTATTTATGGGAGAAGCTCTGAATATCACCAACCTGCCAGCCAATATGGTCGGTGGAGAATTCCAAGGATTCGTAGAAGGTTGGACTTGGACTGCTAGCTTAAACCGCCTAGACCTGACGATGAACCTATCGCCACTTGCTTTTAGCCTACAGGCCTTCAGATGGAACTCAGTCCCAGTGACTGAGAGTTGGAATACAATCAGCCCTACTTTGGACTGGCTAGACGCTACAATTGTGGCATAGGAGAATAAATGGCAACGACTACTAATTACGGCTGGGACACTCCTGACGATACTGATCTCGTCAAGGATGGCGCAGCTGCAATTCGCACATTGGGAAGCTCAGTCGATACAACGACAAAGAACTTAAACCCACAGACAACAACTGGGGCACTTGCTTATAGATCAGCAACTGCCAATGTAAATACTGCTTTAGCAATAGGATCAACTGGTGATGTCCTTACTGTTAGTGGCGGTGTTCCAGTATGGGCTGCTCCTGCTCCAGCTACCCCAAGTTTCGTAGGTTGCTTATTGACCAAGACAGCAGACCAAAGTATTTCTAACGCAACAATAACTAAAGTTACTTTTGATTCTGAAGTATTTGACACAGATGGCTTTCACGACAACTCATCAAATAACACAAGAATTACCATTCCAACTGGTAAAGGTGGAAAATATCAATTTAATTTTCAACACCGATGGGGTTCAAATAATGCTGGTGTGCGTTGGGCTGGCCTTTACATAAACAATGTTGAAGGTGCAACACAGACAAGACTTCCATTTGCTTCAGGCAATTCCCTTATTTACACTGGTTCTTTTCTATTGGATTTAGTTGCCACAGATTATGTAGAACTTTTTGCTTATCAAGACTGTGGCACAAGTATAAATCTAGAAGCAACAGGCACTACTCAATTAGGTGCTTCAGTTAAATTTAGCTGCACTTACTTAGGAGCATAAATGTCATTATTTGATGAATTAGTTGAAATCTATCCAGAACTAACAAAGGCCAATTTCGACCCTGAAACTGGTTCTATTAAATTAAAAGATGATGGAGATGGCATTGTGTATATTGCTAACTGGGAGTATAACAAGCCAATCCCTGATGGCTATAAATTAGGCAAGTAGCACAACTTAAAAAGACAATGAGCAGACTATGCGCAGCAGGTGTTCAGTTACGGGAGCAAATTGATGACGATTATCCTGATCGCGATAGGAAGTCTGATGGCTGGATTGCTGACGCTCGTCACCTTGCTAAAGGCAGTTCTGACCATATA